TGCCGTCGTTTCCCGCTGGTGGCTGTTTAGCAGCGCTTTCGTCCCCTTTGTTACTGCCGTTCCCGTATTGTTGACCGCAAAAACCGTTTCGCCGCCGCCTCCGCCGCCCTGCAAAACTACCGCATTTGTTATCCCTTTCATGGTTCACCTCACTGGCAAATAACGCTTGCCGCCACAATTGCTGCTTCCGGCTGCGTCTTGGCAAAAATCTTAACCGTATTGTCGTATGCCGTTGCAATCGGCGCTAAATTGCCACTCTCCGCATCAGACGGATTAAACGCGACAATCGGAATCATGCCAGCCGTAACGCCGGGCAACGTCGCCGTTGCGCTGTAACTGTATCCTTCAAGATAGCTGTCTTCCGCCCAATTCCCGAAAGAAACGTCTGACGCTTTGATAACCGGCGGCACAACCGGTATTTTCCCGTCAACTTCTTCTTTGGTATAAACGTCGGCTAAATCTGCTTTCAGTGTCAGTTTGTTGTCAATCTCGTTAGTCGTATAAGAATCGTAAATTGCAAACTTAGACCAATACGGCGAACTGTTACCCGGTTTATTGCCTTTATTGCTGTCATAAAGGCTCAACCACCAATATTCATTGTAGCGGGTAAGCTCGCCTATGCCGTAAGGATAATCTTCCCGCCAATAAGTCTGCTGCTGGCCTTGATAATTCATTTTCAAAAGCGAGGCTGCAAACGTGTCCCAGTCGTCGGCACCAAGCGGAAACTGAACGCAATGTCTGAGTTTTTGCATAAACTCCTGCAAGGCCATAATCACGCGGTCAAGCGAATATTCATAATCGGCAGCCGGAAAATCCTCTCCTTCAATAAATTTTACCATCTGATTTAAGACGACATCTCGCGAAATGGTAATATAAATTCCCACGGCCGGCGCTTCCTTAAAAACAATTTCCCCGCCCTGCGGATTGCCTGCCCCCGTAATTGTATAATCAACATCCTTTTCATAAGTGGTAAAAGTCTTATTTACATAGACCGCCAATTCCTTATCAAAAAACTTAAACGGCACCGCGAAATTTGTCGTCGTGCCGTTTGCCTGATAAGTAATAAGCGACGCCTCGTTTACAACCGTCATGCCTTTTCTCCATAAAAAAAGAGAACCGCCCTAGAGCCAATTCTCCACTATACCAAAATCACAACAAAATTTGACATAAATGTCAAGCAAGTTTTATTTATCAACAAGAGAGGGGCTTGACAACCCCTCTCCGCCCTGCTATTTCTTAATAGACAGGAAAATTCGGAGTTTCCGAATAACAATAATAAATTTTATTATCATTATTAGTCCTTTCAAATAATATGAAAGGGGAAACCCTTAGCCCATTTTTAACTTGACAAATCAAGAAAAATAAGCTATCTTAACTTCAGGAAAGAAGTTAAAGTGGGTTTAACCCCTTTCTAGGTTAAGACAAGTCCGGTGTTCCCGCACCGGGCTTTTCCTTTATACAATCGCTTCGCTTTAAAGTCAATCAGACAATTTCTTGACGGTACGAACGGCCGTCCCTAAACCGGCGCCGGTGCCTACATCAATAACGGACGCCGCTATTTCAGCCCAATCCCATCCCGTTTTATCATCTTTAACAAGCTTCCACATCAGCTTATTAAGCGTATCGACGCCAAAGACTTGCAATGCGTCCCAAGGCTCCGGAGATTTCCCCGTTAAAGCAGATTCGGCCTTGTCCAGTCCAAAACTTGCCAAATCGGCAATAATCGGTAAACCGGCAATCGGGGACAAAGCCATTTCGGTCATCATTCCGTCAAACCACTCGTCGTCATCATCCCCATAAAGGAAGGATTTAACCAGCCAACCCAGCCAGATATACAAAGCAGGCTGCACAAAAACATAGTTTCCGATATTACTGAAGAACCGCGCATCGGATATTTCTCCGCGGCGCCACTGCGTCATTGTTGTTGTAATCAGGCGCATATACTGCGCTGGAACGTTCCTGAAAGCCGTAAAGAAACGCAGGCTTTGTTCGCGCTGAAATTTTGCCAGTGTTGCCGGATTCCCCGCTGCCTGATTGCTTAATGTTTCGTCAATAAAGTCCTCGCGGATTTTTTCCGGTGCCAGCCCCCGGTCGATATTATATTTCAGCTTGGCATACCCGCCCCAGTAAATGGCAAATATATCCGCAAACCTTATCGGTGTTGTCGCCAGCTGCCGCCAGTTGTGTGAAAAACCTGCCAGACCGAATTTGGAATTTACCAAAGAATCAGCCTCGGCCATAGCCCTGCCGATAGCATCGGACTGCGACCCTTGTTCATAGCGCGTTTTCAGGAAATCGCCAACGTATGAATCCATTACCCTTTTAACCTCCGCCGGGTGTGTCGCCGCGTAAAGAAAATTTTTAATAAACTCGGTTTTAGGCATATTAACGGAATAGTTAAGCGCCGCCGGAAGCTGTTTAAACGCCATCGGTACGTTTAACGCCACGGTTCCGCTGACAAGGTTATTCAACAGCTTTTGCATCGTCCTGCCTACTTCGTTGTAGGTTTTTACGGCTCCTTTGATACTCAAGTCATCCAAATTTGCCATAAAAGCCCGATAAGAATCTTCTCCGTATTTTTTAACAATTGCCCCTCTTATGGCCTTGTCTGTCATCAAAGAATGCAGGTCTTTATATTTTAAGGCAACGTTCTGAACATAACCGACGCTTGTTACATATTCCTGATACTTCGTCCAAATATTTTTAGGACGCGGTGTAACCGTCGATGCGCGTTCTTTGAAAAATCCCGGCGTCTGGCTGCGAACCCTTAAATTTTCTATAACGTCATAATCTTGCGCGTTTTTGGAAGTCCGCGGAAAATAATTCCTGTTTTGCGGCAAATCTATGCCATAGAGCTTAACAAATATTTCATTCTCCAGCTCCCACATACTGCCGGCCTCTTCCTGCACCATGTCGGCAAAACGCATATCCTGTTCAGAGAGATAACTTAAAAGCGTTCCGAGGTTGTTTGTAAGCATGTGTTCACGCAGCTGCTCGTCGCTCATGGTTTCGATTGCAGCTCTGAGTTGTCCCCTGTCCGTCGGCATTGTATCGTCAAACTTTTCATACGCGGCATAATAGTTAGCCCGCGTATTCGGGTCTTTCATACCAATATAAATATCGGCAATATCCATAATCGAAAGTTTGTCATAATCGCCGTCATTGTCTGTCAGCTCAAATTCTTTTTGGGATTTGTTCTGCATAAGGTTCAGAAAATCCGATGCTTTTGCAGCGCCGTAAATTTCACGGGCACTGTCCATAACCGGCTTTATCCGCGAACGCATAAAAATATTTACCCTTTCAAACGCAGGTTCCAAATTCCATTTATCCGCCATTTCCTTGCCGAAATACTCGCTCATTGCCGAACGTATTGTTCCGATTTTAGCCATTCCCCGGGCAAATATATTAGAAGCCTTATATTTGTTTATTCCTTCCAATAATTCGTCTTTATCCTTTTTCCGCACTTCTGATTTAAGCGTGTCTTCGTCAATACGTTTGTCCGCCGCCGCGGCTTTCAGTTCCTCCAAAGACGTGGCTAAATCCTGCAATGCCGCAAGAGAACTTTCGGCACCGTTGATTTTATAGTAATACAACAGATTTTTTAATCTGTCGTATTCGCTTATGTTTATACCGAGCGGAACCTCGCCATCTGCCCAAGCCAGCCCTATCTGCCCGGCAAAAGCTTCTTGTGCTGCCAAAGCTTCCGCCCGGCTCATCTTCAAAATATCCCTGAGTTCGGCGAAAAACTTGTTGTCTTCGTATGTATAGCGTTGTTTTCTGAACTTTGTCGGTTTGGTGGACTTGATTGTTTCTTCAATATTGCGCCGGTTAAGCTGTTTTTGTTCCTGCTCTATGTATCCGGCCGCCCGCCTGCGAACATCATTCAAGACCGCCTCAAAGCTTTCTGCGTCCTTCGCTCTTTGGATATTCCCCATTAACGAAGCCTTATGGTCGCCCGTAACCGGCAGCGAACGGATAAAGTTTTTCATTCGATTTTGCAGCTGGTACTGGGTTTCCCGCCGAACTCTCTCCTCCTGCCTAATCTGCCTTATAGCCTCCCGGTAGTCTTTGTTCATCTCGGCGGTTTTGGCCTGCAAATATTTAAAAGCATTGCGGTTGACTTTGACTATATCAACATCGTCGGGCTTGCTGACAACTTTGGCTAACAACTCGTCAAGTTCCTCAATCGTCTTAATTCCCAGCTGATTGTTTTGCAAGAGTTCGTCAATAAAGCGCTGCGCTTCGGCCTGATTGCGGATAGACGCATCCCTTTCCTGCTGGATTTTCGCTTCGCGCGGCGAATATGTCGTTGCGGCATTCGCCAGAATATCCTGCATTTTGGCAGACAATGCGTCGGTTTGCTCATAAGTTTCGGTATCCACATTGTCCAAAACGCCCATTTCCTGCAAAATCTCGGCAAGGTGCGCATCGTCGACCACACCCTTTTCGTCAGCAAGCGTCCGGTTTACCGCGTCCACACGGTATCCCAAAGCCCTAAGTTCCCGCTCCAATGTCCGCCCCGGACGACGCACGCGGGTATGGGTGGCCTGCCGGAGTTTTCGCAGCTCACCACGGTTCATTCCCCTGAAAGTCGCGCTTTCGCCACGCAAGGCCTGTTTAATTGACTCTTCAAAATCCGCCTTGTTTTTAATAATATTGTCAAGGTTAGGAATTGTGCCTTCTCTTGATACAAGCGCGTCAAAAAAGTCCTTGACTTCGTTACTTGCATAATCGCGGTTGTCATCATAAACGCCCAAGACCCACTCTTTGGCTTTCTGAAACAGCCCCCTCGTTGCAATCGTCGGCGCCGTATCGGTATTCAAATAGCGGATAAAGGCTTCGGTCAGGTTTTCCCAGTCTTGGTCTTGCATATCCGCAAAACCGGTTATATCGTGCTTTCCCCGTTTTGAGAGCCACTTCATCACACCTCGGTCATAATCCGAAAAGCCGTATTCCTGTGCAACCCGGAAATGGTTTTGGAAGAAATGATGGCTTAATTCATGCGTCAACGTATCCGGCTTGGCATCGGCAAACAACTCTATCAGCCGTTCCGACGGGTCGTATGTACCCTGTACGGTTTCACCCGTAGAAAATAGTTTATTGTTGACATTTTCCGTATCAGAAGATATATTGTTTATGGAAATGGAGTTGGATGATGGAGTCTGTTCATCCAGGTAAGTTTGCCCCGAAGTCAGTCCTACGGGCAAAGCTCCGTTTTCTTTCATATACGCTGTTAAAAGCCAATTTCTCTGTTCTCCGTCCCAATCTAAGCGAATAAGTGCTTCTTTATCATTTGATAGAATGAATTTCCGTCCACTCTGCCCCAAAACATTATAAACGCTTCCGGTTCTAATAATCTCCGGTATCTCTCGGACAAACTCTTCGCCATTTATTCCCTGCTGGTTTCTGCGCTCAATTATATGCGCCAAACCATAACCGTTCTTACCGGGTTCACCATAAATAAAGTCAATATCTCCTATACCTTCTTTATAAATAGCCCCCGAAACATAGCCGTTCTTTTCCCGCAAAAGCTGCTCTATTGCTCCTTCAGGATTCCCCCTGAACTCGGCAAAATCAACCTTTCCGTCGCCTAAGCTAAATAATTTTCTGCTCGGGCGTTCTTCAAAAAACTCCCGTTCCTCAGCCGTCATCTGCCTTTCGGCGTTTCGCTCCTGCCACGCTTCGTTTATTTCATCTTCAGTCATCGCCGCCGGAGTTTCGACAACCCTGTTGCCGATTTTAACGGCTCGAACGTTTGTCCGGTTGGCAATATTAAGGTTAAGCCAGTCGCGTTGAAATTCAGCCATATTCCCCTGATAAGCCCCGTTTTCTTTGGCTAATTCGTAGTCATTCTTCACCATCAGGCTCCAATATGATGCCTGACGCCGGGCTTCGTTCTCATCAATTCCGCTTTTAAGAATAACGCTCTTAACCCCGTCATAAAATTGCACTTCCGCTGCGGCATCTTCTGTCGGCAGATTTCTCGCCAATTCAATGCTTTTTTCATATTCTGCCATCTGTTCAGGCGTAAATTTTTCCATCCCGTCAAGCATTTGGATTTCCTGTTGGCGCAAAATATTAAGCATTTCGTTTGTGGACGGCGTCGCCGCTTTCGCCAACTTGGCGGCAGTCTTTGTATCGTAACCGTCTTTAATTGCGGCTTGTTCCAAATTTTTTCGTAACCCGCGGCGTCGCAACTCGTAGCCGACGTTCGCACCTGCCGTTTCCAAAATTGCCCCATAAATTGCCGCTGTTGCCAGCCGGTCAAATTTTTCATCCGGCGTAGATTCCACATATCCCTGCTCCAAAAGGATGTCTTTTCCTTCCTGTGCAGTTTCCTGAACACTGCCTGCGGCCATCGGTTCGATAAATCTTTTCGTAATCGGATAAAGGCGTTCGTTGACAATCCGGTTCGTTACCCATTCAAAGCCTATTTTTTCAAGGGCATACTCACTTACGCCTGCTGCCGCCCCGCGATATGTTGCCGTATCAAACGGCGCACCTGCCATTGTCAGGTTTTCATACATGCTGGTTCCCGAACTCAAACCGAAAGTCTTGGCTAAATCCAAAGCCAGTTTTTTATTTCCCAGTCCCCATGCCAAAAACATACTGCCGATAGATACCGCGCCACTGCCGAGATTCTGCGCCACTTCGGATTCGCCCTCAGCTATATCAAATTTCGCCTTGTCTGCCAAACGGCGGTTTCTTTCAATAGTTTCCTTTCTTAATTGCAACAATGCCTGCGGATAATCCATCCCCTGCTGTCTGGCTTTATCATAAGCTATCTCTGCCCCTGCATTTTCAGCCCATGCCTCCAGCCGGGAAAGCGAACCGATACTCAAATCGCTCGCCTGATTAGCCGCCGATTTGACAAACGTTGCTGTCGGAGCCGCAACATAGCGGTTCCAAAAGCTTTCTTTACTAAGAAATTCGTTAATTTGTTCAAATTCTTCCCGCCGGGCGGCAGCTGTCTGCTGTGCCGGAGTATAGTCTTCAGGAACGAAAACCAAACTTCCCGTTTCGGCGACATATACGCTTTTCTTTTTAACCTCATCGGGAGCTTTCCCGCTTCCGGTTATATTTTCCGGCACAATGGCCGATACGTTTTCTTGCCCGCTTCCTGTGATATTCATTCTATTTCCCCGGTCTTCTGATGTCTTTTAAATTATTTCTAGCCCTTTCAATTTCCTGCTGCGAGATAATCCTGCCATAATAGTTTACCTCATCTACCGCCGGAAACTGGTCGTAAAATGCCGCACTGACAATAAGATTTGCCTTATCTTGAGAAATGGCGCTTTGAGATGTAAAGCCGTTTGCCCGCAAATATGGCAATAAAGTATCAAAAGCTGCCAGTTCGTCCATATACGGGTCTTTACTTGTAAAAAGTTTCCAAGTCTGTAAAACTTTGCCTATGGCTGTATCGTTGTTATTTGATAAAGTTTGAGCTTGCTTTAATGCTCTATCACGAATAATCAAATCATATTTTCTGATAATGTTTTTATCATTTTCGGCTATATTCGGATTATCTAATGCTGTTGCATACAGAGAATGTAACTCCAAAATTTTGTCTTCTCCACCCTCATAAGAAAGCCCGCCGTTTTTTTGTTTAAAATTAATCCCCGAACCAAGCGCGCGGTTTCTTATGCTTTCTGTCGCGTTTCTCCCAATCGGACTGTCTGCTGACATCCGGTATTGCCTTGCCTGTCCCCGGATATATTCTTCCGTATATTTTGAAAGGTCTTTTCCCCCGTCCCAATCTTTTTTCACTGCCGCGGAAAAACTTATGTCGGCATTTTGCCGGGCATTTTTTTGTATCAAATCAGTTTCGTCAATATCGCCGTATTCGTTTTTAAATACAGACATAATGCGCGCAAGATTATTATTAAAACCGGTATTGTCAATCAACGCTTTTAATTCAGCTGTTGCCGCATCAACGTCCTGCCCGGTCTGGCGAGCCAGCGACACAACGGCATTAACCGCCGTATCATAACTATACTGGCCGGAATTATAAGCCGTAACAATCCCCTGTTTGCCCTCTTCGTAACGGGACTTATAAACGGTTTCATTATGTGCAGCCACATTTTTCCTCATCTCAAGCTTGTTTTCGTCGGTCAGATTGCTATTGTCAACATCTTCCAACGGGATAACTTCCGTGGTATCCATTCGATAAGAAAATCCTAAAAGGGCATCTGTCTGTATTTTATTGTCGCGTTCGGCTTTATAACTTTTAACCTGCTCTTCGCGTAAGACTGAAGCCGCTTCCAATTTCGCCAAATATCCGTCATCATAAAAAATTTTATCGTCAAGCTGCGATACCATCTGGCTGAAATCCAAATCCTGCTCGAGTTTCAATTCGGCTACTTCCGACTTTTCCTGCGCGGCTGCCCTGGCCTTGGCCTTTTGTTCCTGTTCGGCTTTTCGCAATTCTGCAACGGCAGCATATACGGTATTTTTTTCAGCCTGTGTCAACGTATCGTCGCTTGAAATCCTTGCCCCGATTTCCTGATAATTTTCAGGATTTTGCAACAGCTCATTTTTATAGGCCGCAATTTTTTCCTCATTTCTGCTTTTATAACTGTCCAAATAATCGTTAATACGTTTGGTAACCGCCGCAGAGGTTGAGGAATTAACCTCCGCCTGCGCCATCAGTTCGTTTGCCGTTCCGTGAGGGTCTTGGCTTGCCAATATCTGCGGCATATTTGTACGGATAAATTCATAATCTATTCCGCTTGTACCGGAAGATTTTCCGCTTCTTCCGCCGGTCTGCGCGGATAATGCCGTTGCCTTTTTCTTGCCGATAATATCATTAGCACGCGCTAACGTTGCGGAATTCATGTCCGCGCTGTGTGCTGCCGTAAAATTATACGCCGCTTCTTCAACTTCATCTTCAGTTAAAAGATTGTCTAATTGCGATGTCAATTCGCCTATAAGCTCGTTGTTAATAGATTTGTCCTGTCCGGGTTTCGTCTTTTCCACAAAGTCATTATATCCTTTATTGTTTTTATTCTGCAATAAACGCTGTTCCGCCGAAGCCTTGTCAAGTTTTCCCTGATAATATAAAGCAAGGGTTTCCTCATAATCATCGGCAAAAAAATTGTTTCTGGCCGTTCTCTGAGCTTTCTCCAGTGCAATCCTTTCCCGTTCCCGTGCAAGATTATAGTTCTGCGCCTTATTTCTGATGTCGTTAATATCAATACCGTATTTAGCAAGGCTGTCCTGTCCGTTTTCGGCAAAAGATAAAGCAAAATTAGGATTTTTAGTATAAAGTTTGCCGATAAAATCCCGCGCATACGCCATCTGAAATCTGTTTTTTTCCTCCGGTGTCAGATGTTGCATATTGCCGATAAGATTCATTCCGCCGTCAAAATAGCTTGCCGCCCCCAAAACGTCATCCGTCTGTACTGCCGCCGAAGACATTTCATTTAAAGTCCGCTCTGCTTGAATAGCTGAAAATTCGTGCATTTTCTTTAGATACACTTTTTCATAGTTGGTATTCATATCACGCATCCAGTCCTTCTTATACCGGCTGTTATTGTAGGAAGACGCCCATATCGTATCGTCAAGTGTCTTGGCAAACTGTTCGTCGTACTTTTTCTTTATTTCCCCAAGCTGGCATGGGTCAGTCGCGTCCCCCATTTCATGATACATCTGATTTGCAAGGTTATCGTATTTAGCCTGATATTCTTCAAACCGCAAATTTTGATATGTTTTCGTAAAATCCGCCGCCTGCTGCATTGCCCCCGCAACATCTCTCAAAGGCGACTGCCAGCTGATTTGCGGCATAAGCTGCTGCGGCTGGGAATCAACAAGCCCCTGCCGTACCGGCTGAATACCCGGCGTTGTCTGTCTGTTTGCCATGTATTGCTCCACAAAAAAAGCCCCGTTTCCCGGAGCTTGACTTTAAAAACAAATCTTATATAAAAGAAAAACCAGTTGCGCGAACAACTGGTCTGTGTAACTCAGAAAGAAGCTGGACTGTAACTTCTTCCCTGATGGTTACAATATAGCACAAAAAAGCCAAAAGTCAATACTTTTTTATTTTGTGCTTAAGTCGGCTTCTTTCCCAACCGCCGCAAGGCTGAAAGGATAAGATGATGGACTTAATCAAAGTTTTAAGCATCTTAATTATGGTGCTTAAAATCATCATAATTATTATACAATAGTTATGGTGGGGCGGCGGTTTCGGCTTCCGCCCTTTGATTTACCATGTCCCTCCCGCACCTGTAAAGCCTTGTGCAAAAGAAAGCGGCGCCGTCAAAAGGCTCATACCGAACTTGTTTTTGCCTTTCTTTTTCGCCATTTTTGCCATATAGTCAAGATAATCCGCCTGTGCTTCCATATTCTGCGCGGCCGATATGCCTTTATAGCGCAAATCAAGCGCATTCTGTTCCAGTTGCGTCGCCTGCTGCCCCAAAACGCCTGCCGTCGTTGCGCTTCCCGCCATACCCTGTTCAACGGACGCCGCCTCGTTTAAAGCCATAAGCTGGCGGTTGGCCGCTCTGGTGCGGTCTTCGTTAATTGCCGTTTCAAGCCGCTTGCGGTAGGCATTCTGGCGCAGCAATGCCGCATTGTTGCTGTACTGCGACGCCTGAAAATCCCCTTCCTGCAAAGCGCCAAGCCCCGAAAGGATACCGCTTGCGGCGCTCATGCCGCCGATAATCATAGGTGGTAGCGTAGACATTATTCCGTTCTCCCCCAAAGGTTAAAATCAATTCCGTTAAAATATTTTTTCATCGTTCCTTCGCACTCAAAACCCAGCATTCCGGCAAGGCGGTTGGCCGCGGCAAAGTCCGCCTGTGTTACCATCTCCACGCGCTGCGCCTCACCCTCTTGCAAAAAACCGTCTATAATCCTTTTCATCTGCTTGAACATTGCAACCGCTTTATACCCGCAGTCCACGCCGATAAGCGCCGACAGCCACACCCTTTGCCCGCTCTCAAAAAAAGGTCTGACAATCGCCAGAACCTTATCGCCGTCTGTAAAAACAATCGTATCTTCGTCATCAAACAAATGCCACTGTTCGCTGTCTTCATTCTTTTGTTCGGATTGCAATTTTATTTTTTTCAAATCCCCTTTTTGAAAATGTCTTATCATAGCCCGTTCCCCGAAACCGTCATGTGCGGCACAATCGCCAGAATATTCATCGGAAACACCGAATCATTGTAAATCAGAACCGTTGCGCCCTTCTCTTTAATGGTAGACGTATTAAAGCTCACGGGAATTTCTTTGTTTCCGGTATAAAGCGGGGCGCTGTCATTCATGGCGTCATCTGTCAGGCGGAGATAAATGTCTTGCAAATTCTCGAAATTTTTCCCGATTTTTCCGCCCAGCGTCCGCCACAACATCAGGGTAACATGGTCTATTCTCTGCACGTCGCCTATGCCGCTCCCGTTGTTTCCCGGAATATAAATCGTCTGGGGAATATACGCGCTTTCAATCGGCAGCCCGGCCATAACCCGGTTCGCCGTTGCACTGATGGTAATGCTTCCCCCGGAAACAATCTGCCGTTCGCACTCTGCCCCGTCTGCCATTATGACAACTTCTTTTCCCTCCAGATGTTCCAAACCGGTCAACTTTGTCGCCGTGCTTCCCGTTTTTCTCTCCCAAGTCAGCGCACCGTCGGCAAAAAAAGCATTCTCTTTCATATATTGCATTTCGGCTTTTTCTTTTTCGTCCAGATTGTGCATATTGCGTATTTCTTCGGGATACTGCGTAACAATACCGTTATCCATCCACTCTATGCTGCGAAGTTCTTTGTTTTGAACCGTCCGGCTAATCTCTACCCACAAATCCTCCTGCGTATTGTCGGGATTCGGAATTACCGCCAGACTTTTGACATCACCGCCAAGATAATGCTGATGCATTGCAAAAACTTTTTGCTCGGCAAGAAAAGTCATCGCCGCCAGCCGTCCATCCTTCAGCGCAAACCAGACAATCTTGTCGGGATATTCCTGATATTCCATATCCACAATTCCCGACTGCAACAGATGCTTGCCGTAAATGGAAAGGTCAATCGGGTCGTAAGTATCATTTTCGTAGGAGTAAACAATGTCGCGGAAAGAATTGCCGCTTGCCGTAACAAACAAAATATGCGCCCCGACCTTAACCGGATTAATCCGTGCCGAACCGATTGACGAAATCTGTTTAATAACAACGTTATCCGGTGCCAGAGGACTGTTGGACGAAGCCACGTCAATATAAAATTCTCCCGTCCCCGTTCCGACAAACAAGACGTCTGAGGCACACAGCCATTTTCCGACATTGTACTGCGAACTCGTAACCGGAACCGTAAAGGCGTTTTCGGCCGTAACCTCGCCAAAGCTCTTGTCCGCAAAATTGTTGTAGTCGTCCGAACACGAATGACAGACTTTCGGAATGCCGTTATCGTCAACCATAAAGGCAAACCGCCCGCGGAAAAAAGCGCCGGTCATCGGGTATTTTCCCGGATGCAAAAGCCCCAGCTCCCAATAAACGGTCGGATTGCTGACAACCTCGTCCGGCATCCGCGACAGCACTTCCGCCGTCGCATTTTTGGCGTCTTGCACCGATTTAATGCGCGCGACCCCGTAACCTGCATGCAGGTATGTCCACTGCACCGAACCGTCGGTTCTGGTTCCCTCTGTATGGTTCGGCGGATTATCTCCGGTTTTTGTCCCTTCAGCCACGCCGACCGCCTCATAGTACTTATTGTCGGAAATGCGTATTTCGCCGTCTTTGACTTCCGTTTTGGAAGTCCAGTGCCGTGTGTTGGAATCATACACAGTCAGACGCACCAGCCTGCCCACATCGGTAGCAGAAAAAACGTCCCCGCCCGCCGTCAGGGTAATTTCTCCGGTTTCGCCGCTGGCTTTAATTCCGATTTCGCTTGTATTGACCGGATCCCACGGACCGTCTTTTAGGGTAAAGTCCCCCAAAATCCACAAATTAAATGCCATTCGCATTAAAGTCTTAATCGGATGGTTGGGGTGGAAAATATAAACATAGTCGCCGCCCTGAATGGTTTTTATATCGTCCACCTCATCGTTAAGATACGGCGATTCGATTTCAAACACGTCGCCGGAATCCCGCAGCAAAAGACCGTGGTTGGCATAAAAACGTATATATTTATGCCCGAACTCTATAACATAGCTGACATTTCTGCTGATAATGCTTTTCTTTAAAACCGACATTATCCCTCCAGTGTAAGGATTAAAATTCCGTTTGTGCCGTCTTGATAAGACTCGATGTCTTCCGTTCTGTTTCCCGACCCCCAGCCGTGGCCGCCGTAGACCGAGGCGCCGGCTTTTCCCGAACCGCCGGTGTTCCAGTTATAATCGCCGTTAATTCCGTTGGAGGCAAAAACTTCGGTTTCCAAATATGTTTCGTCAATTTCATAAGTTCCGGCTTTTCCGCCGTAAAATCCGTCCCCGTTCACAAAATAGGCGCCCCCGCCGCCATTGGTTTTAACGATATAATCGTCGCCTAATTTCAGATAGGTGTCGCCCCCGGGTTCTGCGTTTTCTTCATATTCCCCCGTCCAGTTTCTTCCGTTTTTGCCGAGGCCTCCGTTGGCATATTCATAAATTCCGGCAGGCAGGTTAAATACTGCTTCAACAGCCGCCGCGCTTGCGCCGGGATAATTCAGAATTCTCATCGTATAATAAGCGCCGCCCCCGCCGCCGACCGCCTTTATCCGCCATTTTCCGGCAGGAAGATAGATTGTGCCGGAAGTTTCTGCCGCAATGTTCAGACCGTCCCCGTTAAAAGGAACCATCATCAGACGGCCGGAATTATATACCAGATAATATGTTTCATCCTCGTAGATATAGATTGTACCGCTGCCGCTTACTCCCTCGTAAACGGCCACCCAGTTTATCGCCTGCCCGTCTTTGACCGTAATTGTCGTACGCTCAACCGAATTTAAAAGCAAAACCGCCTCATCGGAAAACTTAACGACTGTCAGCGTAACGTCTTTTTCCCCGATTTCATTCAGAGTGATTTTCTTGCTTGCCGTATCGGATGACGCAGTAAAAATCTCCGCATATTTTTCATATCCCGGACAGGTAATTTCCAGATTGACGCTGCTGCCATCGTCAACAATAACGCCTTGGCTCAAAAACTGCGGGATATTTCCCGGAAACATCTCCACATATTTCAATTCGCATATTTGTCCGTTGATTTTAAGCGTAGGCGGGTTTTCTTCCGTTGTCCCAAGAATTTTGATATTAAGGGTTATCTGCCCGAGCTGCTTTCGCAGTGCGACAAAATGCGTTCCGCCTCTGCGTTTAAGGCTGCCTTCCACCAGCGGAATAAAGTTTTTGCAGAGTTTCGCCGAATAATTATATTTGTCCCAGTCGGTTCTGCCCTCTAACTGGGGCGAAATCTCTCCCCCGTTAAACTGTGTCAATGCCGGTTTTACTGCCATCACCAAGCCTCCCTTATCATTACCCAAGAATTTTCACCTAACGCCTGCGTATCCTGTATAATGTCATTATGCTGCATCGCTGAACTTATCGCCTGAACAAACTGGCTCTCAAGCAGTTGATATAAATTCAAATTCCTGTGTATTTTAACGGTTAGCTCTATTGCCAGCCTTGCGGCCATAGCTTCTTTAAACAACGGCGGATATTTTGTGGCATCGTCAATATCAGCCACATAAGCCAGAGGCAGCGGATTAAAGTCGCACTCAATCTTGTCGCCCAAAATAACATACCTTTCGCCCGAAGACATTTTCAAATCGCGCAAGTCCGGGAATTTATAAAAATCTCCGACATTTAACACCGTAATCAAATCAGCCGGAAGCTTAAATCTGTATTGCCTGTTCGTTTCCGTTTTCTCGTCAAGCGGCGCCAGTTCCGCCGTTTTAACGGCAAACCGCCAGACATACATCGAAAGGAGGCTTCTTCTGACATCATCATAAATAAGGTTAAAATTCCTGCCGTGAGGTAATTCATTTTGCGAACTAATCGGGTTTTCACCCAGTTTCAGCAACGCCCTGTTTATAATTTCCGTATTCAAAGCCTCTCTCCTGTTTTATAACAAAATTAAAAGCCGCCGTCAGGCAGCTTTTTTATCTCGGCAGATATTCCGGGGTTACCCTTGCGTTTGTAGTTTCGCCGGGTGTTTCGTTGCTTTCGCCGGTTCCGAGAAGTTTCGCCGTAACAAATGTCTTGACATCTTTAGGCAATGTAAATGAAGCCACAACATCGCCGGCCTTGACATTGGAAGCGGCTTTGCTGACAAATGTTACGCATTCCTCCGTAACATCATCTGGATCATCTCCCTGCAACACCTGTACTGTCGTTGCCTTAAAAGTTTCGGCATCGGCAATGGCAACAAGGTCAATTGCCAGCGCCCCCATTGTCCCGCCGACGTTTACAACGCCCGGCGTATTGGCGTAGTTTAAGTCTTCGCCATAGACTTTAAGCGTTTTTTTATACATCAATTTTCTCCTAAACGTATTGTAATATTATTGCTGTCGTTAATTACAGAGTAACGTGAGGTTCCGTTCCGTCTTCGAAGTTATAAGACGTGATAATCTTAACCTTATTCCAGGTATCAATCGTACGGTTTAAATCCCTGTCGGTTACATTCGTCTGCAAAACGGAAGCCTTATACTTGTTCAAGAAAGACAGCATCCGCGGATGGCACATAATAAACGCACGCGACCCGGTATCCGCTCTTGCCGAAAGAATCATGTCATCAATCATT